GTGGCTTCCACGCATGCGACTGAATCAGGATTAATGTCTCCTGTAACTAGATGCTTACATATATTTTGTTCTAACAATAAACATCCAATCCAAGCAGGACCTGCGCACCATTCAAATGCAGTTTGATATGAATGGTCCTGTAAAAGTTCAGCAAAAATAGGTGCAACAAAGGGTCCACCTCCATTTAATAATGGCATGCTAATGATTTTCTCTAACCAGATTTCGTATTCCATTAGTGAGTAGCTGCCCAGTTTTCTCCATTGTCAGCAGCAGCTGTAATAGGCACTCTGAATTTGTAATACTGCCCTGCAATAGGTGCAGCTTTAACAAGTAATTCTGCTACATGGTCAGCTTCAGTGGGTACAACAGAGAGTTGAACTTCATCGTGCACATACGCACAACGGGTGTAGTCACGGTCGTATGTAAGACCTGCTTGATCAAGTAAGTCCTGCCCAACTACCACCCAACGCTTGCTGAGGATGGCGCCACATGACTGGAGTAAATAGTTGAGTGACGCATGCTCTGCGCGACAGAAAATAGGGCGGCCATCGAGGCCCCTAAGACGACCGGTATTACGGACTTTTTGTTTAACAGCATCAATAAGTGGCTCCAAACCTGGGATAGCATCAAGGAATTTGCGGCGTAACTCTTGCCCCAGATGTTTCTTCTGTGCATCTGACAAAGCAGGCTGCAGAATATGAGCTAATTTTAGATCTCCAGCTCCATAGATGAACCCATAGACTAAACTTTTGACCTCAGATCTTGTGCAACCAACACGGTCCGCATTCTGCTGGTGGATATCACCATTCAGTACAACGTCAGAAAAAGCTCCCTCGTCAAAGACTGATAGGTAGTGCCCGAGCGCTCGAAGTTCGAGGCCCTCTAGGTCAGCACCGACCATGACGTGACCAGGATGCGGAATGAAAAGTTGACGTGCCCACGGTGCAGAAACGACCTGTCCGAGATTCGGACCACGGTGTGCGTTACGCCCTGTCTGCGTAGCGAGGCTGCAGCTGTGATGGATGCAGTTGTCTTGTTCAATCGTGTTGAACCAAGAGTTAGCACCCTCAGACAGCTGTCCAAGCCACTTCTGCAGGGTGAGTAGACGAATGAACATCTCGCACTCTTCATGGAGTAGATCGTTTTTCTGCTGCAGTGCAAGGTCACGGATCTCAGCTAAGCAAGCTTCATCCACCTTTGGCTTACCGCTGTCAGTGAGCTTGGTGAAACGAGCACCACGGAACTGCTGTAACGCCCAGGCGATGTTCAGTCTGCTAGTCGGATTAAAGTCGATCAGCTTTGTAAAGGGAGCGCCAGCCACATAACCCTTTGCTTTGTTCTGTCGTTTAGGCGTAAACACTTTTCCAGGCACGTAAGGGAAGCGCTTGAGAATTGCAGCTTCAAGGTCTTGCATTTCTGCAGAGAGCTCATTACGAACACGTTCAGCTGCTGCTATGTCAAAGCGGAAGCCTGAAGCTTCTTGTTGAGACATAATCTCAGCCATACGCATTTCAAGTTCAACACAATCAAGCATCTAGTTTCTCCATAATTGATTAAATCTAAATTTGAGTTTTTCTCTTCACCAGGTTTATTAGTAGAAAGCTAATTTGTTAGGCATAGTCGTTCATTCTGCGAAGCATTAGTTCATATAATTTGACAGTAACTTCTGTATCTTGAATACAGTAGTCAAGCATTTCTGGTGTGTATACATCCCAGGCAGCTTCGTGTTTACCGAAGTCACCTTTAAAGCACTTAAGGCGGTAGCCCCATGCTTCTAGACTATGTCGTCCATAGAGTTTTTGTGGCATACCGTAAGGCCTACGCTCTTGATCTCGCTCCATGATGTGTGGATAAAATAATCTGCTAAGAACAAGCGTGTCGATAGCTTGTCCTTGGAAATTAAAATCATACGCTTCTTTGATTAAGGGGATGTCATAACCAAGAATGTTATGACCAATGAGTACATCTGCACGACATAGAGTATCAATGCCATCATCAATATCAAGACGTGGAGCGTCCCAGACAATTGGTTTATCAGCTTGACTTAGGTCTCGTGCGACAATACAGTGAATTTTAGATCCACGGCGAAGTAAGCCCGTTGATTCCAGATCAAAAAGTAGTGCTTTCTTGGTCATTGGTTTGTTCGTCATGTAGTGAAGATTCGATACGGCTTGGTTCTGTCGGGATATGAACGTAGAGGTCTTTGTTGTCAAATTGCTCTTCGCGGTCGTCGAATCTTGGTGCTTGATTGTTGGTACTGAAACGTTCGTCTTCATTATCAAATAGTGGTTCAATGGATATAAAAAGTTCTCGGGCTAATCGTGCCGCACGTCTAAATTCATCTTTGTAGTATGGTTCCCAATCGTGAGCTAGAACCATAATTTTACGAATGCCCATCAGGTACAACTGAAAGACAGATGCAGAGAAGGGATAGCGAGTCGAGTAAATGACAGCTCCAGTAATTGGAGTGCCTCGTTTGCAAGCAGTGGCAATAGCATACGTTATGCAATCAAGTTCAACTTTGCAGTCGGCAAGGATACTGCGGCCATCACCACATATTTCACGATCACGAATAATCACGCAACCACCTGGTGCGATTGGATGTGTACTAGCAGTAGCTACTTGCTTGGCTAAATTCATGAAGTATTTATCTTTGTTTTTGATAAATGTTGGATCTGACTTAGGTGCAGGCATATCTCACATATAGAGTCGGTTGTTTCTATATTAGATAGGCAGGCTAATAAATGAGACATATGGATTACGATGAGTTCAAGAAAGAATATAAAACATATATGGAAAATGATATGTGGAATTTCAACCAAGAGGAAGATTCTATTGAGCCTGAAGGTGTTTCGAGACTTACTGATTTTTTAGAGCGTCGTAACAAAGTAGTTTCATTATCTAAAAACTATACAAGTCCAAACGATATGGTCAACAGTCCTGCACACTACACTCGTGGTAGTCAAGAGGTTATTGACATTATCGAGCAAGCTATCAGTGACGCACCCAGTAATACAGAAGGGTATTTACAGGGGCAAGCACTGAAGTATTTACTTCGTGTTTGGCTGAAGGATAATCCGAAACAAGATTGTGAAAAAGCTATGTGGTATATGAATCGATTAATTGATAAGCTCGACTAAGACAGTGCCGGCGTTAGCCGGCTAACATCGTTGAAAGTATAGATTACCATCAGCATGTGAGAGAGATTCGAACTCTTGAATATGGGGGCTAATTTTTTCTAATACAGTTTTAGTGTCTATAGAGGCGTGTCGAAAGGTACATGCATAACCCTCGGCAAAAGGGTGATGCTCGTGTATTGGTATGTACCACATTAAAGGTATTAAACAATCCCATAGTTCTAGGCCTTGCGATGCCCAGCAATTAAGCTCTTCCAATCGAGCCGCTGTTTTGATGATATGGGCTTCGTGAGCTTCAGTTTCAGGTAGAAACAGTTCTTGGTAGGGAGATACAAGAGCATGTCTCCACATAATTGTCCCATCCCGATGTATTAGCCGGGAGTGATGCACTTGATTTCCAGAAGGTAAAGTGTAAAAAGAAGAAGCTACGAGATGCTTAACCATCAGACATTACCTTTGCGTTCTTCGTAATATTCAAGATCTCTTTGCCAGGAATCACCAGTAAACTCATTTAATACTACTCTGCCGATATCACGGAAAGTATTATAAAAAAGTGAAACTTTATCGACCGAAGTTATCATGACATCAATGGGAGGTCCGTAAATGATCAAGTTCCAGGTAGACGGACAAACTGGCTCAAATCCCTTAGCTGTTGCTCTAAGTTGTTTTACCCGCTTGAATGGTATGCAGAATGGATAATCAAGCAGAGCGGGAGCTGCTCGTATAATTTCCGAAGCACTAGTAAAGAATACAAAACTATTAATATAATGATTACGATATTCATTAATGGTTTTGTTTAGCCAAATTCGATTTGTACGTACTGCACCTTTAGGTGAGACGAAGACATTTCCATGCCAATGTTCTTGCAAAGGATTTGCTTCAACAGAGGGCACAGATGTTGCATCAACAAGTACCTGCTGAACTGGATCAGACGTGGGGTCAAAATCAATTGATCCCATAACTGTACGAGCTCGCTCAATGATTTCAGGTGTTGGATATAGCGGTAGTTTTAATCCAGATGCTTTTAGCTTATCCGCTAAATTCTGCTGTGACCGCTCGGAGGCTTTCTTGGCCCCCTCCTGCTTCGATACTAAATGTTCTTGTTCCAGCATTACTGATCAGTGTAATTAATACGTTTTTAGACCAGTCATTCTCGTCAATTTGCTCAAGCAGCGAACGTAAGAACTCCACAATTTCTGTATCCTCTTCGCGTTCAGCAGAGACTAAATCAGATTCAACATCATGCCCAGACATATATGTTGTGGAGTCGTTGACTAAATTGATAACTAAGGAACCTGCGCCATTGGCTTCAACTCCATTCATTGCAACGTTAATTAAGTCTGTAAGTATAAGCTCAGCAGTAGCGGCCAAAAATTTTTGTTCGTTATCTTTCTCTTCTCCGAATTTATCAGATTGAAGAAGTTGCTGAAGTAGATCTGTACGTCTAGACATAATTGAATGACTCTTTAATAAGGATAAGTAATTTAATGTTCTTCTGTGGGGTTACTATCGTTTTCCTCTATATCTGTTGGAGCACGAAATAGTCCAGGATCAGAAGGCTCTGTTTGAGAAATATGAGTACCGGATAACATATCGTTCATGACAGCTTCAAACCGGTCTGCAAATGCAGTAGATGGATCTAGAAGAAGAGCTGCTCTAGCTTCAATTTCTTCTGTATTGTCATTCTTCTGCTCTTCTTTTAATGCCTCTTCAATCACATACTCAGCAACCTGCTGGCGTAATGTGTGAAGCTGACATGCAAGTTCAAATGAATCAATATAACTGTCTTGATCTACAAATACACCAACATGCTGCGGAATTAGATGGAACGGATTACAGCAATATTTTTCGCCACATGTTGTTTTGACACCAGTGAAACCTAAGTCACCCCACGTTAACCACATTGCAACTCGCTGAGGATGATGCTGAGTGGAAGTAGAGATTCCAGGCCTACGCCATGAAAACTGAGGTTGCTTTGTTCTAGGATTAACAACCCCATTCCACAACCAGCATTCATCAGGCTGACCTATATCAACTTGAGACCAGAACTTTAATGCCTTACTTCTATATTTTTTAAGCAGTCGGTCAATATCAAAGGAAAGCATTCCTTCTCTTGCTGAGGCAACACAACGAACACAAGCTTGATGGCTGTCGTAACGCATTGAGTGTGAACTAAATCGTCCTAGCGAATGTCCACTGTAGATGCATAATTCACCCTCTTCGGCAGTATTGGACATTTGCATATGACGTCTGCCATATGCATGTCCTCCTACCCGTTTGTTAGGTTTTGCTTCAGCCATATTAACTTTTTACATGTGGATTAACATAGGATCCACCCAATGCTGGATACTGATCTTCATTAGGTAATGCGCTTAACTGATGATTGATCATGTATTCATAACGAGTGCTATTTTCATACTTTATACGAACAAGCTTCGATTTGGGAGTGTAATACTCAGGATTGCCTACAACTAATGCAGTCATATCATTAGGCGACACGAGCACTCGTAAGCCGATTTTAATATCAGTTGATTCCATTTTAAAAAAAAATATATTGTTTAGAAGTCGTTGAGAATATGATCTTCTGTTAGTGGATCATCAGATGGACGAATCCATAGACGAATAGACTTAACTTTATTAGTCACAGGATCTTTACGTGAAGTATTTAATCGTCGCCAGCCAAGTGTCTGTAGGACATCAGCTACACGTCGAGCTTCCCGCCTCCCTTGTTGCCTAGGGTCAAGGTCAAGAGCTTTGGTAAGAACCTCAGCAGCAGTAACCTCTTCTCTAATTGTGACATAGTGACTAATTTTTTCCATCCAAGGATCTGGATCACCAAACTCTTGAATGTACTCAGCTATTTGTGCAATTTCCCCACTATTGAATTCATATGAATTGCCATTTCGATAGGCTTGAACAGCTGAAGCCCAAAGGGAATCACGTTCATCGCTAATCTGCTTCCAAGGAATAAGGAAGCCACTGCCAATTTCAAGAGGTACAAAGCGACGATTCCCTGTACTGTCAACCAGAAACTGATTACGATTAGTCGTGCCAATCATAACAAAGCGACGAAGAAGTCGCTCTGGAAGACTAGCATAAGGACGCCTTACTTCATCACAACGTGTTGTAATTAGATTCTTAAAGTTCTCAATATTACGAGACTGAAAGAAGTGATCAATCTCAGGAAGCTCTAGCAACCAAGCAACGTGCAATCTATATTGCTCTTTCATTAAGGTCTCCAATGGTGTAGAGACTTCAGCAAAGAGCTTCTCAGGAACAAGGCTACGGCTAAACATTGACTTACCGACGCCTTGTGCACCGACTAAGATCGGAAGCCAGGACATAGAGCAGCCAGGGTTATAAGCACGAGCTACTGCACCAATCATCATCCGCTGCATAGCTAGGGTTGCTAGTTGATGCTTATTACCAAGAAATACTTCTCCTATGGAATCCCAGTCTTTATGTGGAATTGCATGTGCAGAACAGGAATCTAAGTAGCTCTTGATAGGGCAGTACTTGTTTTTACCTGCTGCATATTGAATAGCTGACTTGATACGTTGCTCAGGAATAAAGACGCCATACTCACAAGCTAGCTTGGTAGTCATTAAGTCAAGGTCACTACCCTCTAACTCAATAGTTCGACCTTGAGCGTTGTTATATTCAATAGCCCCAGTAAGTTGATTTTTTCGTAAGTTACTGAGAATTTCTTTGACTTTGTTTACATCAGCTTCACGTTCTTTTGCAGCATCACTACTAGAACGCTTAGGTCTTCCTTTAGTTCTTTTGGCTAGAGAAGAATCGGGAATAGGTTCGAATACAGGATCCAATTTCATCTCCATGTTATTTATTACTTCATCAAAATTTGGCAGAGCATCAAACTCTATATAACCTACCGCTGAACCGACTGCACCAAAGCGTAGCTCTGGAGGTAATTGTGATGACCAATTACTACTTTGTCGTTTAGCTAGTGAGTACAATTTAGCAGGGCCACTATGGTTACCGAGACCACGCCATTTAAATGGTTGTATATTTTCTGGTTTTTCTCCATGGTGCCCACGTAATACCCAGTCAACCCAATCATCAAAGAGTGGTTGGCCTATGGCCGCACAGGCTGCCATAACTGGCACAAAACGTGTTTCATATTCGCCGTCTTCTGATGGCACTAAAAAGTTTTTAAGTAGCCACTGACATCTTTTGACATCTGTATCAGTTACATCGGACGCTACAAAATCTGTAGGGTCGTCATAGTCAATATCAGTCAGTAAGAACTCAGGGACAAGAGCACCTTCATTAGTGAGCCAGTCAGCATTGGTGTTGCCATACCAAAGACGCTCTGACTTTTGACCACAGTTATCTTTAATAGTTTCAATACCGAGGTCAGCAAACAAACGGTTAACGACAAGCCAGTAAGCACCACGATGCTGTGACGTAGAAGTCAGTTGCAACCCCAAGGGGAATAAAGCACGGAACCTGTGCTCTGCTTCCGTATGACTAGCAGTGGTGTAGGTAGCAACACACCAATTACGTGCAGTATCTGTTTTCCAGAATGCATCAAGAGTAGTGTCACCATCAATATCTACAACAACTAAGTTGCTGCCTGATGCATTATCTACACGTCTGTGACGTTCAACAAAATGAGTGGCACACCAGCCGTAGCCGGCTTCCACCCATCCTCGTAGCCAAGTAAGGCTTTCTTCAATGTTTAGCCAGCCATGAGCTGGTTGCTTTTCTTTGTTTCGGCAGTCTTTATGTACTGCTATCCGCAGCTTCATTATTATCTTCCTCAGGGTAAAGTTCGTGAAACATTTTTGCTCTTTTTAAAAAGCGTGATTCATAAAGATCAAGCTGATCTCCATCAATGAAGATTGCTTGAGTAGTTTCTTCAGTAGCAACAAGGATGAGTGCTACATCACAGAGATAACCAACACGTTCGTTAAGAGCGTATCGGTATGCAGCCATTTGTTGCGCACACTTTTGAAACTTACGCCATCCTCCATATCCAATTCGATCTCCCCTGTCAGGTGAGAAAGCAGAGTAAGGAGCGTTACTTGTTTTGAAGTCAGCGATGATTTTGACACCACCGATTTCTCCAATTAAATCTGGACAACCAGCATATAAATGTTCTGTACTCCAAACATATGCAACCTCTTTATCATCACTACGTAAATGATTCCAGTCAGGACGAAGCGGACGTTCCGACCAATGAATTGTATCAAACCAATCGAGATAAGTTGAGAGTCCGTTCCAAAAACTTTGATATTCTTCAGGAACTCCAGGATCAAGGCCACGAAGATAGTTTTCGCAACCAAGATGAATGGCAGTTCCACGAATACCAGCAGCTTCTAAGGCTCCTGGGTTTTTATCTTGCCACTGACGTAAGCCTGCCTTTGATTTTTCACTCTCAGTACCGGAAAGGACCGTCGTAACTGACGGCATATATAGGCCGGAGCATAAGTATTTACGGTGTCCTGCGCTTGTTTGTATACGATAAGGCTTATCATGTGTTGTGGAAGATGTCATTAATAATCTGCGTCTTGTTCTACGCTTTGTGTGAAGGTGTCGCTGTACGTTGGGCCTTGGCGAGGCGCCGCCCCTGCCGCATTAGCTTGGGCTGACGGTTGAAACATTTGATATAGAGTTCCAACGGCTTGGCCGACTGCATCAACAACATTTGAATTAGCGTCAATTTGTTGCATAAGTTGTGCAACTTCATTGCGCATATCGGCAATTTCTCCACGCAAATCAATGATGTGATCCATCAAAGAAGGTGGTCGTGTAGCAAGTAAGTCTGGATTGGTAAGTCCGACTTGTGGTTGTGGAACAATAGGTGGAGCAGGTACAGGTGCAGCCGGAGCATTACCTGTGATTTGCTGCCCTGCCATAATTTGTGCAAGACGCTCCTGCATTTCAGGAGGTAAATTTTGAAGTGCGTTAGTCATAATTAAAACTCAGTGTTATCTTGTTCTGGTACAGCATTAGTTACAGTCGGTGCGACTACAGCGCCTCGCTTATCCTGTCCGCCAGCAGGGAGACCTTTTTCGTTAGTTGCACGGCCCTCAAAAGGATCCTTTCCTTCAAAGAAATTGGGGAGCCAAATACTATCTCGTGAGGTCTTCCACTCTTCAGCAATTTTCGCCGGTACTTTACGTACTTTCGGAAGAATACTATATGTAGTTTCCAGCCCAGCTCCCTTACGGCTAATTTTAATCGAAAAATTTGCCAAGCCTTCTTCTGTCCAAGTGTAGTCTTCAATTTCTTGAAGGACTTCTGTAAGTTGATCACGGATTGATTTCTGCTCAATAAATAAAACTTCTAATCGTGCACGTGTTGCTGAGGTTGCAACCCATGCAAGGAAGCGGCGGGGTTTGACATAACTTCCGTCGATTTTGGGGCGATCTGGTTTGGACCAGTCGGTTTCACGGGCAATATCAGTAGGAGAACCAGGGTGGCTCCTAGTAACGACGTAACCATTAAAGCGGAGGTCACCGGTCTTAGGATCTTGGATTTCTGATGCATACTGCCAGCCTGTAATAGCGTGACCTGTTTCATAACATCCAAGAAGTCTAAATTCCTCTGATTCTCCATCTTTTAGTGAACTAGGTTTCCAGTATGGTTGTGGTTCTTGTGTTGTAATTTTGTTGTCCGCCAGTAATTCTGGTGGAAGGACTTGTAGGTTCATATGAAGTGACTATCAACTATTCAAATATACTTAGTACAATAAGTAAATGTGAGTTAATTAGTCATGCGATTTGCTAAAGAATACGTAGATCCAGAGTTGCTTGAAGCTCTTCTACCAGATCTAGGTAGACCAGGCACGAATTACGACCAATATGAAATCTTAACTCCACCAGCGGAAGGTGGCTATTCAACATTCAAATTAACTCCAGAGTTGGAAGATTTTTTTGCTAGTCAACGTGGTTTTAGACACCATGGGTGGATGGGCGGACCAACACCAGACCAATACTAATTTTTCAAATCACCTTTCTTTGAAGCGTTTCCAGAGCGTTAATCGCTTCAGCTACACTCATTAAAAAAGCCGGTGCTAACCGGCAGTATTATTAGTAATCTGGCGTCGGATCAAGTTCTGTATATCCTACTGCTGAACCACTTGATTGTGGATTATTAGACTGACGTTGCTGATCAGCTCTGGTACTAAAGTCAGTTGCAACAATAGCTCGATATGGACTATCTGAATCATCTTTACGATATTCGCGAAGATAACCTTGGACGCAAATAGCACGACCTTTTCGGCACCTTTCAGTTAGCTTTTTCTTACGTGATTCGTGAGTCTCTAAGTAAAGCCAGGTAGTGACACTAGAGTTATCTAGTGAAGTACCGATTTTGACAGCAATTTGACTATTCTTGCGTTCTTTAATTTCATCGCTACCAAAGAATGCATTTCCAAGAACGACTTGATTGCAATACATATCTTGTGGGATATTGGTTTCTATCGTAGTGATAATCAGATCCAATGGCTTAGATGTATCGTCACTAAAGTGAATGTTGCCAGTCACTAAAGCTCTGGTGCCTGCTTTCCAGTTTTGGAAAGTTGTAAGTTTGGCACCGGCTTTGTCGTAACAGAGTAGACGTAGTTTGACCTCTGAGCCACTGTTACCAGCGGGCACAATAGCGTCAGCACCCCGATAGTCCAACCCATAAGCGTTGATTGGATCGTTAATGGGAGATTTGAATTCAACGGTTGCTGCTATAAAGTTCATTTAGACAGATATAGATATTATCAGTCTCAATCATATACATTAACCCCACATTGCGCGAGATATATTTGGAAGTTCAGTGTCAAGAATTTCACCAACTGACCTTGCAATCTTCATATGCTCTTTTTGGGTACCATTTTCTCCGCGTAAAGCTACGTAATGAAGCCAACTTCGGATTGTTCCTGACATATAAAGCCTGGTCACAGTATTTAGTGGCAGAACAGCACGTGCACATTCTTTAGCTACATCTGAATGCAACAGAGATTCATACAAATTGACTGACTCTCGAAAGTGATCGTCGATTCTATTCTTATAATATTCTAAAGTTTCTTTAGGTAGGTCATCAATAGAGTTCTGCCTATTGCTTGTGTCTTGTCTGCGTAATTCAGGAAGAACAGTTGCAAAAGTGTCTGTAGGAATCGCGTACCGTTGAGAAAACTCTTGAAAAGAAAAACTACGATGACGCAAAATCTGTGAAGAAATAGCGCGAGTCGTATGAATTTCAATGCACATTGATGCCATTTCGAATGGGCTCCAATGCTTATGTTTGATTAGATACTTAAGTAGTTTCTTTGAATCAGGATTGTTTTCATTAGAAGGATTGGAAACTCTAGCAATTTTTCCAATAAGTTGTTCAGCATCTGGAGTTACCCAGATGAGTTTAGCGCTGTGCATAACTTGTCAAAAATTTTTTAAGATTTAGGAGTCTTCATGTGTTGGGATTGTAGATTCCAATTTATCCTCTACTCTATCCAATTCAAGTATTTGGTTGACGTGATATTTTCGCCAATCATCGATAGCGAGTTTAAACCCTAATACAAGATTATTGCCAAAATCAGGCGAATCGTGCTGAATGTCTGCAATAAAATCAGCAAACATCTCTGCGTAGTATTTAGTTGTTCCATATTCACTTGTCATTCTTCTTTCCCTCCAGTTTGAATTCTTCCATACATATTTGGTCTGATGTTGCCGTAGCCAGATTTGACAGTCTTTACTTTACCTTTGAGAGGCTGTACTTTATCGTAGTAAGCATCAAAGATATCAACCTTATTGTAGGCACGTACAGCGTCATATAAGATTTTACCTTCAATTTGATACATAACAATGTGTGTATCTGAAGGCAAACCTTTGTGGTCAAAAGTCTCTGGGTCTATTTCTTGATCAAGTATTTGTATTCTGTTCAGTTCTTGTTTAGTAAATTCAAGCATTTATGCGTATTGAGGTAAGTTTTGGTTGGCAGTTTCAAAAAAAGCTGGCATTCTGCTAGCTCTTGTTTCCGCTAGACCTTCGGCTTTTCCACGGGTGTACAAGCTATCTGAACATCCCAGCCAGAAGTTCGACGAGAGATGCTTGTTATCTGCTTCCCCTTTAAGGGATTGAAGCACCCAAGCAACCGTAGCTCTTCTAAGGTTATTGAGCTCTTTGTCAGACGTAAGACCGAGCTCTTGGCAGACGAGGGTGTTGGCTGCGACGTGGGTAGTTTCGTCTCTGCTGATATCGGCGCTTGTAGTACGTAATCCTGTATCTCCGAGGAATCGGAAGATGGGGAGGAGAACGAAGAAAACACTACGCTCCAACACAACTGCCTTGAGGACTGGATGTCGGTCGAGTTCGAGCCACGCTTTAGTAATGCGCGAAGCTTCCTTCTCAATCCGATCGGGGATTCGATGCGCTTTAGCAGCGAAATTGAGGGCAATATCATGGTTATCTTCATCTTTAACGTTAGAAAGCAGCAGTTCTTTACATCCTTCAATATTAGGTAAGTCGCCTTTCATTGCCTCTGCAATAAAGTTACCAACAGGAATCTCTAAACTTCGCAATGCAAGTGCTCGTTGTACTGCTTCTTCACCACCAATTAGTAGTTTACCAGCAGATACTTGAACAGGTGTCCAAGTTCTTTTACGCTGATGAAGGTGAATATAAGGTGTTGCTGCTTTTGTCATTGGTATATACGGTGTAGTTTATTCAGCACAACCGACACAAAGTGTTGGGTCAGTGAATTGATCTAGGTTAGGTACAGCATCAGTCTCATCATCAATATCATTGAAGTCAAATAAATCACCAAACTGATTATCGAGTGCAACCATGGCATCGTCTTTAGCTTGTGTATTTTGATTTACTTGTAATGAGTAATACATACTTGTTTGCGGTGAAGTTAACCACTCATCAATAAATTGATCAGTATAGGAAACTACATCGCTCCAAGTGTTGTAGCTGTAACCGTGACATAGATTAGTACGCATCAGCATTTCCATAATGCCGTTAACAACTTGTGTGTAAACAGGCCAACCAACTTGATCAGCTGTTTCAACGTTGCCGTAGTCATAATGTTCTACGCCAAATGTAGAGCTGTCCCTATCAACTTTGCGCCCAATCGGTGGTGCGATTTCGGGTGCAGTTGTATAGCCTGCTCGGTCTTTGTAGCGATATGAGCAAGAGGCCGTTGGTGCAATTGCAAATGCTCGATCCATGTTGGCGGATTTAGCAATGTCAGCTGCAGCATTGATACCTGCTTGAAGTGCTTTTACAATCTTAATAGCTTCAGGAGTCACTAAATAATCACCATCAGCATAGAGGTGATAGTTAAGCGCATCAGCAAATTGAGCATATGTAACCCCTTCCAATGAAAGGAGATTAGCAAGACCAAGCATTCCTAAACCTACTTGTCTATCATCTTCTTGAGAAAGATACTCGCCAGTTTTCTCAACACCGGTTTTTGCATGAAGCTCGATGAGCTGTGTCATTCCCGTAGAGAATGCACCAACAATATCTTCTGGACGACAACCGCCTAGTGATATGTGTTGTAACAAGCAAGTGCCCCTTGATTTGAGAAAAACTTCAAGGCAAACGTTGGCATAAATACGTTCGCCTTTATTATCTTTTCGAATCTTCGCTAACCAAATATCGCCACGTGAGATGCCCTTAAGAATTGCATTACGTACTTCTTCATTTGCATTGTTCCACATCTTTTCATTAAGATTAATGCAACGTTTAGCCCATGGAATTTCGTGACGTGGTGTCTCAATGAACTCAAGGATATCTTTGTGTTCAAGGTCTAGATGCAGGACAACTGCACCATTTTTGTAGACACCGCCTCTGCGGAGCTGCTCATTAAGACAGCTATATATTTTGCCAAAAGAGACTGGACCAGAAGCTACCAGACCTTTACCGTTGTCTTCTCCTGCAGCACGAAGCTTACTTAAATGAACAGCTACTCCTGCCCCAAATCGCAATCCGTGGCTGACATAGCGCCAGCTAGCCTCAATGCCATTACGGCCTTCCATACTATCTTCAACTACAAAAACGGTACATGAAACGGGCAAGCGGCTAGTAGGGTCATCAATCCAATTTTGAACGCGACCAGTGCGGGCTATTAAATTATTTTCCATAGGTATCGTAGTCAGTTGATGTTGTTTGTGGAACGCAGTCTTGGAGATTCGGAGGCATATAATTAGGACCTTTCAATACCTTACCGTCAGCCCTATAGATGGGTTTTCCTTGTTCATCTAGTTTACTCATATTAGAATCGTAAACGCGCTGCATTGCTTCATCTAGGTCAAGATTAAACGCAGCAGCAAACTGATAGCAAACAAAAACAACGTCAGATAGTTCTTTGAGAAGATTTATTCGTTTTGCATTGTTTTCGGGGTCTGCATATACTTCATCAGATGCATCTAAAAATTCCTTTGACTCTTCACAGATAAGGCCAACTTGCATGTCCCATAATTGCTTTTTGACGAAACCATAACGGGACAGATTGTCAAGTGATTCTTGATTAAATGTTTCGCGGAATATTTGTGCTTGTTCTTGTAATGTCATTTTATTTTTCTCTTAAGATAATGCGTCCTCTTGTTAAGTCAAAAGGGCTAAGTTCGACAGTGACACGGTCACCAACTAATAGTTGAATCTTCCGTGTAATAAGTTTACCTGAAGCACGACACAAGCATTTGTGTCCTTCAGGCTCCTCTAATTCAACGTTAAAAAAACCGTTGCCACTCTCTTTAAAAATCAGCCCCTTCGCTGATATTACGTTTGTTTTTTTGGACATAAGGCAAGTAATAAAAAATATATGTGATTAATCCAGTTGCTTCGTTTTCAGTTATGAATTTCCAGTCAATAGGACATTCAGAAAGCCATTTGTTAAATTGTTTGCGTTCTGTTTCGTTCATTCAGCTCATAAATTATCATCTATTTTGAGGCCATAGTATGTATAAGAATGTACTACTGCATTTTCATAATCAGCAGTAGCACATATCTCTTCTAACAGATGTTCTATCAGACTGGGTTTACAATCAAGAATCATCTTAACTTCAAACTTTTTTTTAAGCATCGTTTTCTTCAAGCCAGGTCTCTTCAGATAATGGATAGAGATAATCGTCACCATTACCAATAGGCGATGGATCAAAGTCAGCCAAGTATTCTTGGTAGGCTTTGCGTTGTTCAGGTGTCATCAGAGAAATAATCGTTGTAAGTTTCGTTAAGAGCTTCGTCAG